ACTAATTGTGCTTCTCTTATCATAATGTGCAAATTTAAGGGTTTTTATTGGGATAAAAAAGGAACATCACCAACAGTTTCAGGCTCTAATGCTATATCTATTGTTGGATTAAATATAGCTGGATAGGACTGAACACACTCATTTGTCTTAGCATTGTATATAGCATATTTTACACCATATTTGTTAAGAAGATGTTCTATGTACGGTAGTTCCTCTTTATAATAGAACAGGCTTTCTTTCTTATCATAATGGAACATTAACATTGGATCTGATTGTGTAAACTTAAGAACACTAACACATCCTTCTATATATACAGGCTTTTTAATCACCTCATCAAACTCTAAATGTCTTCCTAATTGTCTTCTAAGTTTATCATTAGCAGGCTTGAAAGGAACATTAAACCATCCATGAGTTTTAAATACGTATAACATAATTTATTGGTTTTAAATGGTTTATCATCTAACTCTTGTCATAATTCTGCTATTTCCATGACATCCCCATCCTGATGTGTAACAGCTACTGAATACAATAGCTGTTACAATGAATATGATTAATGTTTTCATCATCATCTCCTTTTATAGTTTTTGCTATAAAAGTTCTCATCAAAGCACTCAGAGAATAGAAATCCCTGAAATGGCAAAGCAAGAATAGAGAATATAATAACATAAATAGGATGCTGAGCAACCTCTTTAAAACTTCCTCCAAATATCCATACAATAGATGGAAGGATTGAATAAAACAATACAAGCATAGCTACAAATAATAATGCAGCAACAATAAATCTGATTAACTTTTCCATAACTTAATGATTTTAAATGGTTTAGGTGATAAATTTGCATGAATTTTCAATAAGAATTCATGCAATTTGGCTGGATATAATTGCTTACACCCAGCCAAATGTTGTTAATAAATAAAGTCTCTAAATGGATCTTCTGATCTCTCATACAGATCATTAATCCATTCCTCTTCATAGGCTTCAGCCTTCTGAAGAGCATTAGAAAGAGCTAATGTGAGATCTGTTGGTGAACTAACAAGGCTAAGAGATTCCTGAATCTCTAGCATTAATGATTCGAATGTTTGTGACATATGTTTGGTTTAAATTGGTTTAAGAAGAAAAAAAGAGCCCTGTTACAGGCTCTTAATATTGATAAACATAAGGAGCAATAGCAAACACATTAGTGTATGTTTTCAGCTCTCCATTAATAGATATCTTAACTGTATCTTCTGCATAAGGAATAACATATCTCTTGTCTGAATCAACAACAATACTATTCTTACTAAACATTGTACACTCAGGATATAACTTACTATCTATCTCAGGAGCGTCAAATATAATTTCAAATGTGTTCATGGTTTTATGGTTTTTGGTGAATTAATGCTATATGTATTGTCATACATTTAGCATTTTTCATATTGATAAACATATACATACAGGATGGTAGTGGTTACACAACTGCTCATTTGTGCCTTGATGATCCCCACCCAAATGTCACTTAATGACCCACCCTTATATATAATCAATTTATTTTCAATTAATTAAAGAAGAAAACCCCCATTTGAGGGCTCTCTTCTATTAATTTAGAATGGTGTGTTAGCCATTGCATTGATGCTTGCATCATCGAGTTTGAAACTCTTAACAGCATCATTAACCATTCTGTTAATGCGTGCATCAAGAGTCTTTTCATCAATGAACACTTGACCCAATGCTTCAACACTTTTGAACACTGATGTTGCAGTGAGACGGTTCTTAATACCAAATGTTCCGTCAGCATTAGGAATTGGTTGACCTGCTGAATCCATTCTTGGAGGATAACTCTTGGCTTCAGCAAGGACGTAGAATGGAAACTTACCTTCCAAATTGTCGCCTTTCTTAATACCAATTGCTTCCAATTGTCTGTCAAACAAATGGATTCTTTCGCCTTTCGCTGTGTAACCTGAAAAGCCTTTCTCTGTAAAGTTTCCGTTGTTAATGGTATACTTTTCCATTTTTCGATTTTGGTTGACCTTTACACCACAAGGTTTAAAAAGTTTGGGGTCATAGCACAACATTCGACCCCTGTTTGAGCGTTTTATCAAATGGGGGATATCCCCAACCGCTCACTCTGCACTGGGGGTCACAACATGGAGTAACCTCCTCTCTCATTGATATAGCCCCTACACCCCCCTAGAAAAAAATTTTGTAAAATAAATTTGGAAGCTATTGTTAAATAGCCCTACCTTTGGGGGACGGTGGGTGGGTTATAGGGAATAAATTAAAACATACATATATGAGTTCTATTCTATTGTTAGCTGTTCTTTTGATTCTTATTATTTCTGTTGTCTATGCTTTGTTACATTCCTCAGAGCTGACGTTTGGTTTAGAGCTTAACACGTTAACCTCTCCTTTCTATAAGCTGGGAATATCGTTCCAGAGATATAGTCTAGAAGATGGGACAGTGGAAGATGAGTTGGTTATTGGGTTGTTCTTTGTTAACATTGTAATGGTGGCTTGGAAAGAAAATGAAGCATAATATAGCATTCAGTGTAACAAATAACTATATTGGTTATTGTTAATGAATTAATTCATACCTATCTTTGCATTAATTACATGGAGAATAGAAAGACGATAGTACAGAAGCTTAAGAGACAAGAGGAAGACATCTTCCAATGTGCTCAGAGGTATTATTCTGTCTTGTCTGCTATTAACGATCTCTCATTGACAGAAAGGGAAATACAGCTTATAGCCTTTACAGCTGTTAAGGGGAACATCTCCTATAAGAACATCAGGGATGAGTTCTGTGAGAAGTATAAAAGCTCTGCTCCTACAATTAACAATCTGATTTCCAAGCTTAAGAAGCTGGGAGTGTTTGTTAAGGATGGGACAAAGGTGAAGGTGAATCCACAAATAGGGCTGAATTTTGAGAACAATATTGTCTTACAAATAACAATTGTTCCTAATGGATAAGCCTATAAGCATGTCCGTTAAGGACTATTTAATAAGGAAAATGTCTGTCAACCTGATGATGAGTGAGAAGACAATAGAGGCTATTGTCAATCACCAGTTTCGTTCAGCCAATGCTGCTCTTCAGGATAATAACACAGTGGAAATCTCTGGATTTGGGAAGTTCCATTTCAACTATAAGAAGGCTGTAAGGAAGATGGAGAAGATGGTGAGCAAAGCCAATTTATTCCATGCCCAAATGAATAACATGGAGCTGACAGAACAGAAGAGACAATCAGCCACAAACAAATTAGTTAATACATTAGCACAGATAGAAACATTAAAACCAAAACTAAATGTTGAACATCAGCCAGATTTACGAGGGATGGAGGAACAAGTTGGTTCCCCCAGCTCATTTGAAGGAACAGATTAAAGCTATTGGTGAGGAGAGAATGACAATATGTGAAGCATGTCCCCATCACTCAAAGCATCATAAGACAAGAAGACCAGATGCTCATTGTATAATGTGCGGATGTACACTCTCAGCTAAGACAGTTTGTTTGTCCTGTAGCTGCCCAGCAAACAAATGGGAAGCACATATGACAGATGAACAATATGATGAAATAAGAAAAGATGTAATTGATGAAGCAGAAACAAGTCAAACTTAGAAAGATTCATTTAGACACGCTTATGAAGCTACTTGTTGAGCTATATGACAAGGGGGTGGATTACATTGATATTATAGGAACATTGGACAAGGTGCAGGACTCAATAGGCATTTCCTTCTGTAGTGAATATATGAATGAGGATATGAAGGAGAATTTTGACAATATTCCTTCTAAAGAGATTGATGATGTGAAGCCTCTATCAGATGAAGATGATTTAAACCAATTAATATGAACCCAATAGTAGAAGCATGGATTGTTATTGAGAAGCTTGGGGCTCTTGTAGCCACACCAGGAATTTCTGAAGAAGTGAAACAGTCAGCTAATGAACAGATTAAGAAGCTATTAGATGATGTTGTAAGCCCTAGCTTAACAAGACTGTCAGCATCTTCAGCAGGAATAATTACGAAATAGAAGAGAAATGAGCAGAAAACCCAATTATTATAATCAGGTGATTTCCATTCTGCAAGACCTACATACTGTCTATCCACAATACAATTTGGGAAGACACATTGCTACAGCTCTTGATGGATATGGTGATGCGTGGGGAATTACAGATAAGGAATTGTTATTTGCCTTTACAAAATACAAAGGAGAGCTTGAGCTAGACATTCCTCATACAGATGACAAAGAATTAGATCAGATTATAAAGGAAGGACTAGACTTGGAAAACATGTTTAAAGAGGAAGATGATGGCGACAACTATTAAGAAAACTACATACATTAATACAGAACTTGAATGGGCTGAGCAACAGCTGAAAAGCTGGAAGGCTTATGTTGATGCAAACCCATTACACGAACTAAAAGACAGGATTGAGTGGAAACCTACAGCTAAGGGAGGAATGCTCCCTATGGTGATTGCATCTATTGAGGCTCAGGGCAAGTTTGTCCAAGAAACCATGAAGAACTACCTAGCTCTGGTGGAAGTGGTGGATAAGCTTAGAAGTGCGGAAGAAGCTAAGGTGGAGGTGAGAGGTAAAGGAGAACTTAGCTCTATGGCTGAAGATTTCCTTAAGAGCAGAAGATCATGAATATACAATCTATAGATTATAAGGATTGGTTCATTAACCAGAAAAGAATTCCAGATAAAGATAGCCAAGAACATAAGGCTTTCTTTGAGTTCCATAAAGACTTATGCCTAAATGGAGCTATGATGAATGGTGTCTACATAAATCCATTCCTCTATTGGCACTTAAATATATGGCACACAGAGGTGGATGTTATTGATGAGAGAGGTAGAATTAGCCAAAGCTACGCTAACCCATTGCTTAGAGATAATGAATGGATTGTAACAAATGAAATTGATAGGGCTCAGCAGGAGAAGAAAGGACTTGTTATTCTAGGAATCAGACGTTTTGCTAAGTCTGTTATTGAGGCAAGCTACATAGCATGGGGTGCAACATTTGATGAAAACTCTCAAAACATTATTGCTGGATTAAACGCTCCAGATATTAAGCTTATCACTGATAAGATTGATAAAGGACTCAACTTCCTACCAGAAGCTTGGAGATGGCAAAGGATAGAAGACAACTGGAAGAACCAAGTGACACTGGGAATTAAGACCAAAGGAGGAGAGAGAATACCGTTCTCTCAGATTCTTATCAGAAACCTTGATGAGGGTAATAACGAAGAGGCTATTGCAGGTACAAAACCACGTAAACTAATTATAGATGAGATTGGTAAGGGATCTTTTCTTAGAGGTTTCCAGGCAGCTGTGCCTGGTTTCACCACACCATTTGGATGGGGTTGCTCTCCTATTCTTACAGGTACAGGTGGTGATATGAAGAGATTTATGGATGCAAAGAGCTTAATGTTCGATGTAGACAACTTTAACTTTCTTACATACAATAATGAAAAAGACACCATGAGGGTGCATGGCTTATTCATCTCTAATAAGTACAGGATGGAAGCCAAAGAGCAGTCTACATTAGGAGCTTTCTTAAATGAGCCAGAGGGTAGTGATCTTAACAACATCCCAATGCTTGTTAGCAATGAGGAGAAAGCTAACGAAATAACAACCAACAACTTAGAACGCCTGAAGAAAGCAGGTGACAGGATAGCCTATCTAAAGGAAAAGATGTACTATCCAGTAGAAGTTGATGATATATTCCTTAACGAGGACACTAATATATTTGATATTGAAGCTGCCAAAAGGCAGAAGACAAGGCTTATTCAAAATGAGCGTACAGGCACTCCTGTTATTCTCTACATGGATGAGGATAAAATAGGGCATCAGTTTACAGACAAACAACCCATCACCAACTTCCCTCTAAAGAACAGTGATCTTAAAGATGCTCCTGTTGTAATATATGAATTCCCTGTAGCTAGTCCTCCATATGGACTCTATGTTGCAGGTGTGGATCCCTATAGACAGGGACAATCAGCATATAGCTCCTCCTTAGGAGCAGTTTATGTTTATAAACGAATGCATGATTTGACAGGTGAGAAATATCAGGATATGTTCGTAGCTTCGTATGTAGCTAGACCTGATAAGAAGGAAACATGGGAAGAACAAGCTAGACTCCTCATCAAATATTATAATGCTAGAACGCTTTGTGAGAATGATGACATATCCTTTATAGAATATATGAAGGCAAAAGGAGATGCTCACTATCTAGAAAAACAACCTCAGTGGCTGCAGGAGATTGTTCCTAACACCACTGTAAAGAGAGAATATGGTATACACAGAAGCTCTCAGAAAATAATTGACTACCTTCACAACTGTTTGAAGAAGTATTTGGAAGAGATAGTGGTTGTAGAGAAAGATGATGATGGGAACATCACTAAGCAATTAACAGGAGTGAACAAGGTGTTTGATCCTGTTCTATTGGAAGAAGTGATACAATATAACGATCAGGGTAACTTTGACCGTATTGTGGCAGCAGAACTAGCTATTGCCCAGGCATATAAGATGGATCCTATTATAGGGAGAGTTGGGGGGAGTGGTGATTCTAGAGTGGTGGCAATGTTTGCAAAGAAACACAATAACTCAAAACTATTTGATACAAGAGCCTCAGGCTTATTTGGAAATAAAAAACGTAAACTTTTTACATAATGGCAATTATTAGGTATACAAAAGATGCTACAATACGTTATGCGTATTTAAACATATTCCCTGACCAGTTCAAAACTGAGAAGGAGAAAAGAGATGAGAGCTGGATTAAGAACACAATGGATTATTTTGCAAATAAAGCTTATGCTGAATATGTAAAGAACCGTGACACCTTTGTCAAGAACTATGATCTTGTAAAAGGAATTCTTCGTATGGAGGATTTCTATCAAGAGCCTGAAGTGAGGAGTTTTACAGATATGCTTACAGCTGACCTTCAGCTTCCTGCATACGTGAAGCACTATTCCATTATAACAACACCAATTAATGAACTTGTAGGAGAGATAAGCAAGAGACCTGATGCATTCAGGATTAAGGCATTTGATGATGACTCTCAGTCTGAAGAGCTGGAATATAAAACACAGATTTTGCAAGAATATATAATGTCTGAAGCAAGACAGAAGATTCAGCAAAAAATGATGATGGAAGGAGTGGCACCTGAAGAAATAGATAATGAGCAAGTGGAAAAAATGACTTTTGAAGAAGTGAAAGATGATCTTGATTCATACACATCTATAGCTGAGAAATGGGCAAATCACATTCTTACATGTCAAAAAGCTGATTTCAATTTAAAAGAAAAGAGCGAAGATGCATTTAGAGACATGCTTATTTCTGCTCGTGAATACTATCATATATATGAAGACAACTCAAAGGTGGGGTATAATATTGAAGTGGCTAACCCAAAAAATACATGGTTTCTCACCACTCCTGATAGAAAGTACATCTCTGATCCTACAGGTAGAGCTCAAGGAGCCTATGCTGCTGGTACAGTGCAAGTTATGGAGCTTTCAGAAATTATTGAAGCAATTCCTGACCTCACAAAAGAAGAAATAGATCATCTAAGAAGTTCTCTCCAAGACTATGGACTAATTAATGTCCGTGAATCAAATCTAGGTAATCCAAATGTCACTCCTGGTATTGACTCTGTAACCTATGATACATATGATCCACTGGTCCTTCAGACTCGTATGATTATCGAAAGTGAAATGAAGGAGAATAATGATGGTCTTAAAGATTTCTTAGGACTCACATCTAATGTGAGTTCATTTGGATATAAATATGTTGTTGTTAGAACTTATTGGATCTCTAAGAGAAAGATTGGAAAACTTATTTATTTAGATGAATTAGGTAATGAGCAATCTATGCTTGTAGATGAGAATTACAAATCAGGAACTATTCCTACAGAGCAATCTTTGGAATGGGGATGGATTAACCAATGGTATCAAGGAATAAAGATTGGTCCAGACATCTATCACATTAAACCATATAAGCTTCTTAACTACTGTCCTATCATTGGTCTAACTCATGAGATTAAAAACACAGAAGCTAAGAGCTTAGTGGATATGATGAAACCTTTTCAGGTGTTATACAATGTTTGTATGAATCAGCTTTATAAGCTTCTTGAGAAGGAAGTGGGTAAGGTGTATTTGACATCCATTAGACATGTACCTGTTCCTAAGGATGGAGATGCACAAGATGCTCTTGATATATGGGAAATGGAAGCTAGGAATAGAGGCGTGGTGTTTATAGACGACTCTCCTGAGAATCTAAAGAGTCCTTCAAGCTTCAATCAATTTAGAGACATTGACCTTACACGTACACAAGAAATACAGTCTCGCTATCAGCTTGCTATGCAGCTTAAAAACGAATGTTGGGAATTGATTGGTATGAGTAGACAAAGACTTGGATCTGTATCAGCTAGTGAGTCTGCTACAGGAACTAACACAGCAATAGCTCAATCTTATTCTCAAACAGAACCTTTGTTTGTAGCACATGAATATGTTCTTGGTCAACTTTATCAAGCTGTCATAGATGCTTCATTATATATTGAAAGTAAAAAACCTCAATCCACCCTATCATACATCACATCTGAAGGAGAATCTGCTTTTGTTCAAGTGAATGGTACAGATCTTAAATTCCGTGATCTTAAAGTGTTTGCTACAAACAGACCTGAAGACAAACAGATGTTTAATGAGATTAGAGGACTTTCTCAAGCTGTTATTCAAAACGGTGGAAGCTTACATGATGTAATTGAGCTATATTCTACCAACTCTATGAGAGAAATGAAGAAGGTGTTCAAGACACTTAAAGATAGACAAGAGCAAATGCAAGATCAGCAAATGCAACAACAGCAGCAACAATTGCAACAGCAACAACAACAAGCAGAAGCTCAAATGCAAATGGCTCAACAGCAACAAGCTGAGAAACTTGCACATGATGATTATCAGAAAGAGCTTGATAGGATTAATAAGAAAGAGATTGCCATCATTCAAGCTACAGGATATGGTAAGGTGGGATCAGAAGATGTTAATCAAAATGAAGTTCCTGATGTATTGGAAATGAGCAAGTTAGCTAATGAACAAACAAAAGCTGCTAAAGATTATGAGATGAAAATGGCTGATATACAGTCAAAAAATACATTAGCTGCTCAAAAGCTTCAGCTTGAAAGAGAGAAGCTTCAAGTGGCTAGAGAAAACCAAGCAAATGACTTAGCTGTTGCTAAAGAGAATGCTAAAGGAAGAAACAAAAAATCTAAATAATGTTTGACAAACTCATAGACTTAATTATAAATTGGTTTAATTATCTCACACCTGCTGTAATTATTCCAAATTATGAAGAGGCAGTGCTTCTCAGGAACGGACATTTTAAGAAGGTGTTAGGTCCAGGATTTCACGTGAAACTGCCTGTATTTGATGAGGTGATTACACAACACGTTGTTGTAACTACGCTTAGCTTAGCAGCTCAGTCTCTTTATACAAAGGATAAACAAAACATAGTTGTAAAGGGAGTGATTAAATACAGGATAGCAGATGTTAAAATATTCCTTCTAGAAGTGTTTGATGCACAAGACGCTTTAGCTGATATGACACAGTCCATCATCAAGAACATAATCATATCCTCTTCCCTGGAACAATGTATAGATCCTGAGATGGATAACGTTCTCACTAAGAAGGTGAGAGCAGAAGCAAGAAAATGGGGAGTGGATATACAACAAGTGACACTAACAGATATAGCTCCAATCAGAAGTTTTAGGATAATAAATGACACTGTTCTAAACAAACTTGATTAGAGTAAAATATTTTAATGCTATATTATCTTGAAAAACAGGGTGTATAGGCACTATTCTCTTTGTTAATAATATAATGTTATATACTTTTACATTGAAAACCAGATAAATAAACTACATATGGCCGAAAATTTGGACAACCCACAGATGGGTAACTTCAGCATTCAAGACACAATGGAAATGGGAATGGGTAGTACAGAGCTTTTAAATGATCTGTTTGCTCCTGAAACATCCACTAGTTCACCTGATGATATTCAGGAAATTAAAGATGAAACACCAGCTCCTGCTCCTAAGAAATCAGCAAAAGCTCCAGTTGCAACAGAAGTAGAACCTGAAGCTAAACCTGCAGAAGATGCCTCAAAATCTATACAAGATTTTCTTCTTGGTGGTAATGATGATGAGGAAGAAGATGATGAAATTCCTGCTCCAAAAGCAAAGAAACAAGAAGCTGCTCCTGTAGCTGAAGAAACAGAAGAGTCTGAGGAACAAGAAGTTAGCCAATTTGCTGCTCTATCTAAGGATCTTCTTAAACTTGGTGTATTCTCAGCTGATGATGAAGAAGAAGAGTTTAACATTTCCACTCCTGAAGAATTCCTTGAGAGATTCAACATGGAAAAGAAGAAGGGAGCTATTGAAGTGGTTAACAACTTCATTGGACAGTTTGGTGAAGACTATCAAAATGCTTTTGAAGCAATATTTGTTAAAGGAGTTGATCCAAAGGAATATTTTGGCACATATAACCAAATTCAGAGCTTTGCTGAAATGGACTTGTCACAAGAGAATAATCAAGTGGCAGTTTTGAAACAAGCTCTAACAGACCAAGGATTTGATCCTGAGGATGTTGATACAGAAGTGGAGCGTCTGAAGAATTATGGTGATCTCGAAACTGTTGCAGCCAAACACCACAAGGTGTTGGTTAAAAAGGAAGCTGCAAAGCTTGCTCAAATGGAACAGCAAAGAGAAGTACAATTACAACAACAAGCAGCTATAAAGCAGCAATATTACACCAACGTACAATCTGTCTTACAGGAAAAACTTAAGACAAAAGAGTTCGATGGTATCCCTATTAATCCCAAGCTTGCTGGCGAACTACAAGATTTCCTTCTAGTTGATAAGTACAAAACACCATCTGGTGAGACACTCACTGATTTCGATCGTACCATCCTAGAACTAAAGCGTCCTGAAAACCACGAAATGAAGGTGAAGGTGGGACTTCTTCTCAAGATTCTTGAGAAAGATCCTACGCTCTCTACAATTCAGAAGACAGGAATCACTAAGAAGTCAAACGAACTTTTTGGTGAGGTAGCAAGACAGGCTAGTAAGTCTGGGGTTAAATCTAGTTCAAATAAATCCAGTAAGCCAAATTCATGGTTTCTCTAATTTTTTTATATTAACTTAAAAGATAACACAAAATGGCAATTCAAACAATCCCAGGTTTAACTGGATTTACGTATGCTCGTGTTGCTTCAATGGATAAGCGTGCTGTAGGTAAGCTTACAGATGCCAACCACCTTGAAAGCTTCCACAGCACAGAGCCTGCTGATTATGACAAAAAAATCATCAGTCTCTACACTCAAAGCTCATTGTATAGCAATGACTTCTTGGACATGATTAACAAGAGCACTCCTTATTACATCGACAATAATAGCGATGCATGGAAGTGGCAAGTACAGGTTCCTTACAAGTTTCCAAAAATCATTGACATCCCAACATCTACCATGGATATTATCGAAGGTAGTGGTAAGGTGGGTATCGATGGTCAAGAGTTTTCTCTTATCTTGGATACAAATGAGTTCTCTAAGAATGCAATTATTTCTGTAGGTTCTCGTCAGTATGGTCCTCGTTTCTACGTTATTAAAGATCCAGTTCCTTGGAACATGGGCTATCTTTATTCTTTCACACTCGTAAGTGACAATCCTACAGTAGATTTTGTATCTCCTACATTCCTTCAGTATGGTATTGAACTTGAGCTTGTTGATGCTGCAATTGGTGAATTCGATCAAGATCTTCTAGGTCTTCCTCGTTTGGGTGAGCAAATCACTATGTTTGAATCTCTTGGTTCTGCATATGGTTATGAGCACAAAATCACTGAGTGGGCTGATGACAAAATGATGGTTGATGCTTCTGGCAAACCTCTAGACATCTTGGTTTATGCTCCACAGCGTAGGAACCAACTTCCTCTAACTAGGAATGATGTTAAATGGGAACCGTTCATCGAGTTCTGGATGCGTAAGTCTATGCTTGAATTGAAAGTTAAGCGTATGATTTGGAGCAAGCCTGGAACAGTTAAAACAAATGGTTCTAAGCAAGAATTGAAGCGTACATCTGCTGGTGTTTACCACAGAATGCGTAACAATGGTAACTTGGTTCAATATAACCGTGGTGAATTCACTGCAAACTTGATACGTTCTGTATTTGGTGATCTATTCTACAGAAGGGTGGATGTGAAAGACCGTAGGGTTAAAATGTATACTAATGAAGCTGGATTTGACGTATTCCAACAAGCTTTGAAGAATGACGCTTTGAACAGTGGTCTTACTTTCATGGCTGATTCTGGAAATCGTTACATGCAAGGCGAAGGTCAGCACATCACTTATAACTTTGCATTTGATGCAATGGTTACACGTGAAACTGGTCGTGTTGAGTTGATTCACTTGAAAGAGTTGGATCTTCCACAATCTAACCTTGAATTCGGTCAGAACAAGAAATCTACTCCTGTATTCATGGTGTTTGATGTATCTCCAATGAGCGATGGTTCAATGGTGAACAACATTCGTGAAGTAAGGATGAAGGGTGCTCCTTCAATGACTTGGGGATATATCGATGGAACTCGTCACCACTTAGGCTTTGCTAAGTCTCAGGGTATGAGCTCTGCTAACAAATTCCCTGGTTATGAGATTTGGATGAAAGATCGTTGCGATGTGTTCATTGAGGATTTGTCTCGTACAGTTCTTATTGAGGAAATCCCACAATTCTAATAGCCTCCCTAAGGATCGTATCCTTAGATTGCTTCGAAAGAAGCTCGTTAACCTACCGAGAAGAGCCCTCCTCCCCCCTCCCACCTTTGGAGGGCTCTACTCAAATCACAGAGTGTTGGATTGGGGAATTCTCAGTCGCTGTTCCTTCGATGGAAATCACTCTGCAAAATAAACCAGATATAAAAACTACATTATGGGTAAAACAGGAAAAATCTCCACAATTAAGAAGGAGTATAATAGCTCTCAGTTGCAAACAATGCAAAGCGGATTAGCTTCTAAAGGATTAACAAGAATCCCTGGAACAGGCGTATTTAAGTATCCTTATAAGGAACTTGATGGTCAATATAGAACAGGACTTGATCCAAACGCTGCTTACATTCGTAGAATAAATGATCCTTTAGAAAGGGACATGGAAAAAGAAAGAGTGACAGCTCTTCGTGAAAGACTTCAGAATGCTCTTGGAGGAATCGATCTAGGATCTAGATCAACTTTCTGGAACTATGGTCTTTCAACATCTACAAGTGACACAATGCATGTGCAACCTGTAAAATTAATTGATGGAGACAACTATTTTGATATGTCTGTTCCTCTACAAGAATTAGCCTTTGCATGGCTTAGAGTTCATCCAACAATTGCAAGCTCTTATCAAGCTTGGGAGCGTGGTGAATTTCCAGCTGACACACAATTCTATGTAGCAGATGATGAGATTGAAAATGCTGTAATCTTCAAGAAGAAACAATTGATCAACAAGGCTATTGCTAAGTTTGATGCAATGACTCCTGAGAAGAAGCGTAAGGTTGCTCGTCTATTAGGACTTCCAGTAACAGAAGAAACTAAAGAAGAAGCAGTGTATAACCAAGTGGATAATGTTTTGAAACAAACAGAATTCAAGAATGGTAAATACCAAGGCCTTTCTACAGTGGAAGTTTTTAACAGATTTGCTGATATGAAGGAAAACCTTCTACACATCAAAGATCTTGTTAAACAAGCAATTGGTCATTCAGTGTATAGGGTTAAACCTAATGGAAGAATTTACGAAGGTGAATTTGAAGTGGCTACAGATGAAGATGAATTGGTTAGATATTTAGCAGATGATGATAATCAAGATGCCCTGATTACCCTAGAACAAAGATTAAAAAGTAAAAAACTGGCAGCTGTATGATACCTGTAGATAGTTTATTATATAAAATAGACCAGAAACTAAATAAACTATCAACAAACGAACATCAGCAAATCCAGTTAGAAGATAAGATTTTAGCTTTAAATGAAGCTCAAATAAAGCTGATAAAACAAAAGATTGATAGTATTAGTACAGTTTCTGGAATGGGACTTGATTCCTTCAAGAAAAGGTATGAAGACCTACAGAGTTTGGTTATAACATATAACAACCAGCCTCTTGATTTAAAAATCAAAAATATAGAACTAAATCAGTGGTTTGCAAACATACATTTATTAGTTCCTAAATACATGTTCTATATTGATAGTTATGTATTAGCTGATAAGGGTAGATGTAAAGATAGGAAGATATGGATCAATAGAGATCTTGCTAAACATGGTGATCTTCAGTTTATTCTGAACAACACACACTATAGACCATCTTTCGAATACCAAGAAACATTCAACTTCCTCTCATCTGATGAAATATCTATATTCACAGATGGTACATTTACACCAACTAAAATTTGTGTATCATATATGCGTTACCCTCAATACATAAATAAAGAGGGATATATAATGCTAGATGGCGAACCATCGTTTGATCAGAATTGTGAATTGGAATTATACCTGGAAGATGAACTTCTAGACTTGACAGTTCAAAACCTTGCAATGTACACTGAAAACCAGTCTGCTGTCCAAAACAGTATGTATAGGATACAGACAAATGAATAAGTTTTTTTATAATTTAAAATAAAACAAAATGGCAGATTTTTCTCTAACTACGCTCTTCGTGGTTCCTGTTGGCACAACAATAGCCAGTAGCGGTTCTACGCAAGACTTGGTTCCTGGAAAGGTTGGTTTCTTTGATAAAGATTATCAAGCTACCACCACTCCTAGCACCTCCCCTTATTTCTATGTTGCTCAAGGTAGGGTTAACACCTACTTGCAAGGTTCTAAACGTTCTGATAAAATTTCAGGATGTCCTAGTGGATCTTCTTGCAAATCTAATGTAACTGAATGGTATAAAGTACAGGGTTGCCCTACTGCTGCTGTTCAAATTACAAATGTATCTGAATGGAATGTAAAATGTGGTGATGTTGTAACTCTTACACTTCGTGCACATTCTTCATACCTCGATACATTGTACTTCAATGGTTTCACTCGCTCAGTGACTGTACAAGCTCCTTGTTGTGACTGTGGTGGTGATCCATGTACTAACGTTGATACCAATGCTTTGATTAATCAATTCATTGTTAAATTAAATCAGCATGCTCCTGGTAACAACCCAGACAACATCACTCTTAGTCAGTTTTACACTTTTCAGAACATAGGTGGTACAATCCTCCGTATTTCTGGTAAGCCTCTTACTAAGTATGGTCAGCCTTGTGACGTTGCTGCATTCCCTTGGGAATATGACAGAATGTACTTCAGAACTTTTGTTTACAGTGGTCCTGCAACTACAGCTGACTTCATCGTTGCTGATGCTTGTAACATTGTAGCTGAAGCTCAAGTGGTACAGCGTGCTTCTTATCCTTCTGGTACATCTGATGAAATTAAGCAGTTGGAGAAGAACTTCTACAGCTACCAAGCTGGTTACTTGAAGCATCTTTACAGGATGGCTGGTTATAACGAAAACTTTGAGTCTTGGGTAACAGACGGTACTAACTATGATACCTACTACATCAAGTTTAACGAGTATGACAAATCAGCTTATTCTTGGGGTGATTATATCAAAGAAGACTCAACAGTGATTATTGCTGTACAACACGGAAGTGCTGCTGCAACATCTGTTGATGCTATTCTTGCTAATGCTCTTGGTACAATTTCGTTTGATAATGCTTGCATTACTACAACTACTACCACTAGTACATCATCTTCTTCTACCACTTCAACAACTACCACTCTTATCCCTTAAGAGGTAGGACGAAACAATATCAAATAACCTAAGCCAGAGGGTGAGAGGATCTTCTCAAATCCTCTGGCTTATTTTTTTAAGAATATGGCAACAACATTAGATTTTTTGGTGATTCCTACATATAATGTACAGACATTAGGTATTGCTGATAATTCAACATATGACACACCTCCTACATCTCCCACCATGCAAATCACTGTTCCTGGTTTTGGGGTTGTTAGCCTTCCTTTTAATATAAACGATTTCAACATATACAATTCTACATCCTTAGGAATAACAGGTGTTGGAGAAGCTCTTCTTCCTCTTCCTGATGGTGTATATTATTTTACATACTCAATTGCCCCTGCATATGAGAACTATGTAAATAAAACAATAATGCGTATTGATCAGATTCAAGAGAAGTTTGACAGTGCGTTTATGAAGCTTGATCTAATGGAGTGTGACATGGCTGTTAAGAAACAACAGAAAGTGAATTTAAATAGCATCTACTATCTCATACAGGGATCATTAGCTGCTGCAAACAACTGTGCTATAGATACAGCAAACAAGCTGTACAATCAGGCAAACAGAATGCTTAACAATTTTATTAGAAATAATTGTAATTGTTATGGCAATAACTATTTAACCAACCCTTATTAATATGGCAAATTGTAGAGAATGTGGAATTAAAGTGGGCTGCGGATGTCAACTTATAAATGGACTCTGTGCAGCTTGCAATGAAAAGCTTAAACAAGCAACTAAAAGAATAAAAGATGTTATATCCAAGGCTTACAGATTGTATTGAATGTACAACTATTCCTGTTCTAATAGCTGACATTGATTGTAAGCTTACAGAACTGGCTAATAATGAATACAACAATATTGTATTCTCTCTAAACTATCCCACCCCTGGAATACTGATTGACGATCTTCTTAATTATAAAAGAATACTTAGGTATAAATATTGTAATATAGATTATGCTTCTTGTGGTGTTTCATTAAGTCAGATAGCTAGTAGAGTTAAAGTGTTAATCAACAAATAAATAAATTAAAAATGTCCACAAATTGCTCAAACTGCTTTAATGGATGTGCTCAGATTGTATCAGACAAATGTGTCAGATATACAGGACTTCCTTCAGAGGCTCTAGGAATACAAACAGGAGATACGCTTCTCTCTGTTGAAGAAGTTTTAATAAACAATGTAGTGTCTTTTCTTAATGGAACAGGAATAGACATCACTATTAATTTTTCTGCTTATTGTAATCTTGTTACAAAATATCTTCCATCATGTAAACCATCGTGTCAACCTCCTACAGCTGTAGAGCTTTTTGAAGCTCTTGTTAAAGCTGCTTGTGATTTACAAGGACAAGTGGATGCTGTTGCTGCAGATATTGCTACAATAGAAGCAAATTATTCAATAGGATGTCTTACAGGCGTAACATCTTCTTCAGGAACACATGCTATTGTTCAGGCAGTAATTACAAAGCTTTGTCAACTAGGTGTAGACTTAACAGCACTTGCTGTTGATGTAGATACAAACTATGTTAAACTTGCAGATCTTAACTCACTTATTGCTGCTTATTTAGGTGGCATAGGAGCAGGAACAAAACAATATTTAAGAATGGTTCCCTACACTGTAGTGGAATACTATGGACCATTAGCAAACTATCCTACAACTTCTGATGGATTTAATGGATCAGGTGTAGGATTTGGAGCATGGGAAAAGGTCTATCTATGTAATGGTTTAAATGGAACTCCTGACAAACGTGGTAGAGTGGCTGTAGGTGTTACAAATGGTGTAGGTGGTGGAGCATTTGATTCTGCTGTAGATCCTACAATTCCTGGTAATCCTACATATTCAATAGGAACTAAAGCTGGAGCTAATGTAATAACACTCACATCTGCACAGATTCCTTCTCATACACACCCAGCAACAGGCACTGCATCAGACACTGGACACACTCACCTCACTGTAGGATCCACTGATAGTGGCAATATAATAGATGCTACACATCCTATAGCAAAAGAGGTAACTGGTGATCCTGTTGAATATAGCTATACATTAAACTCAGCAGCATCCACCACTGCTACACTAGGTAAGACAAGTTCAAATACATCACTTGGTCTCACTATAGGTGTCACTGTTAACAATAACACTGGTGGTGATGGATCTCATGCTAACAATCAGCCAGCTCTTGCTTGTTATTACATTATGTACATTCCTTAAACTAATATAAATGGGTTGTTCTCCAGGCTCTCCTTGTAATCCCTATCCTCTTCCTATGGTGTATGCTGCCTATCCAGCTAACTGTGCAGACATACCTAATGGTTGCTGCCCAACTAGCAAGACATTATATGATGGACCTAACCTTCCAAATACAGGAATTGAGAATAAGGATAATGTAAGTGTGGCTTTTCATAAGATAGATGATGCACTAGATCCAACAACTATAGTGCAAAACTTCATTAACATCATATCTACAAACCCTTCACTTGCTGTTCTCTTTTGTGATCTTGTAGATAACTGTCTCAGCACTACCACAACTAGTACAACAACTAGTCCACCATAAATTATCAAAACCCTACTTTGTTGGTTTTGTAGGGTTTCTCCCAGGCTCAGGTCTGGGAGTTTTTGTTTAAACTATAACCAGTTTGATTATTATGGATAATCTAATTAATTAAATAAATTTGGAGAATTTCAAAAATAGTTTGTATCTTTACGTCAATTTTAACCAAATAAAACCAATATGGTAGGTAATCAACACCTCTTAGACCAGCTTCAGCAGATGTTGAACTGGAAGAAAAGTAAGAAATTCTATGCAGACAAATTAGGAATTACAGAACTAGAGGTGGATGAGCTACTAAAAGAACTAAGAAAGAATAGTGAGGATATAAGGGAAGAAGCTGAAGTGGCTAGTTACATTCAGGCTTTAGAAGATACAATCATTAAGTTTGAGGAAGATCTTGTTAGAGGTACAGGAGAGATTATTCTCAATTCTCCTGAGGAAATCAAATCATTAGATGATCTTATTGAGAAGTGTAAGATTGACACAACTAAGTGGGATATAGCTAAATATGTACAGAACTATTGGGGAAACTCTGAACAACCTCATTGGCAAGTTAAAGCTTGGCTCAGTAAGAAGACAAATGAACAACTGTTTCAGGATTCATTTATAGAGTTTTTAGGTAGTTATTCTCCTATTTCTCAGGAAATTATAAACCCAAAGGTGCATCCATCAAAGGGTAATGCAGCTCTTGTAATTAATAAACAAGATGCTCATTATAACAAGCTTGATGTAAATGGAGATAATAGTATTGAGGAGAGGTTTGCTAGAATGGCTTATAGGATAGAAACAATCCTAAATCAAGCAGCTCTATCAAACAATCTAGACAGGATAATCTACATAGTTGGATCAGATGAATTCAATAGTGAGTTCACTGGAATGACAACCAAGGGCACTCCTCAACAGAACATCAGTGGTTATCATGATTCATTTCAAGCTATCTGCAATCATGAAATCTTGATGATTACACTTCTTCTACAATATGCTAATGATGTAGATGTTATTTATGTAGCAGGTAATCATGATGAGTTTGTAGGATGGCATATGATCAATTGGTTGAAAACATATTTCAGAAATACAGAAAGACTAACATTTGATTGCTCTCCTAAATACAGGAAGTATGTTAGCTATGGTGTCTCTGCTATGATGTTCAATCATGGTGATGCAATCAAACCAGCAAAACTAGCATCTATATTTCCTATGGAATACAAAGATGCATGGTCAAGTCATGAGGTGTATTACATCTTCACAGGAGATAAACATCATGAAGTGAGCCAAGATTTTAATGGTATTAAGTTCTATCAAATTCCAGCATTCTCAAATGCTAAGAGTGGATGGGATGAAAAGAATGGATATACATGTGCACGAGGTGAGGTTACAGCATTCTTAATTGATCATTCAGATGGAATGACAAACATATTCAAACAATATTTATAATGTCAACAGTTAGAAAATTAATATCAGATGTACGCTCAATGCATAAGCTGCTCTCTACAGACAGTCTTATCACTGATAGGGCTATTGCATCTGAGATTAAAAATAATGCTCTTTTGCTTATCAAAAGGGAAACAAACCTTAGGAAACTTTGGGCTACAGACACTGTATTCACCACTATTCCTTGTTTGGAATTAATAGAAGTGCCTATTTCAGAATGTTGTGATTTTGCAGATCCTTGCACTGTAGCAAGAACTAAATTTCAACTTCCACGTATAGCAGAAGGTAATTACCAATACATCATTCAAGGTGTTTATTCAATAAACGCTATGAGTGGCAGAGGAACAAAGATTAAGGAGATTACAATCAATAGATACGTAAACCTAATCAAACTTCCTATTATTAAGAAACAAGAATACTATTGGATATCCAATGGATATTTGTATGTTAGTAATCCTCTTCTTCAAGCTATTAGGCTTGTTGCTTTATTTGAGGAAGATGTTCCTAATGAGATTCTCTATCCTGATTCATGTAATTGTGGACTTGAAGTTTCTACAGAAGATTGGTGTATGAATCCATTAGATAAGGAATCTCCTTGTCCTGGATATTTAGAGAAACAAGTGCTTGAATTAACATCTCAGAAACTACTACAAACTTATTTTGCACTTAAAACAGATATGACAGAAGATGGTGTAGATGGTCAGGCACCAAATGCTAAACCAACAAATTAATGAGAGTTAAAGTTGACTGGAGAAGCTCAAGTAGAGATAACTACAATAATTTTTGCAAAAACAACCCTTCCATAAAAATCTCTTTTGATGAATGGAAAAACATTGTCTACTCCTTCAATGAATCTTTCAAGAATTATATATTAGAAACTGGAGAGCGTGCAAAGCTCCCTTCTGGATTTGGTGAGTTTTCAATTAATAAAAAGAAGAGAAGAAAGATTAAAGGAACTAATGGAAAAGAGTTCATCAATCTTCCTGTAGACTGGAAAAAGACAAAGGCAAAAGGAAAAATTATATACAACTTCAACTACCACACAGAAGGATATTTTTTTGGTTGGACATGGTTTAAAGAAACAGCTAGACTAAAGAATTCAGATCTCTGGTATTTTAAACCATCACGCATCACTTCTAGACTCCTATCTCATTACTTAAAAACTGATGAGAAATATCAACACATCTATTGCGAATGGAAAAAATAATATAAATGGCATACTATTACAAATATAACTTCACTAGTCCTGAGATTGTCTACTCCACTGTTAAAGAGGAACTAAAATCCTACTTTGACACAGGAGCTGTAGATGATCTTATGTTTCCTACATATCTGGATAAGTGTCTTAGGAAACTAGGAAGAGCAACATATGTCATAGCTGAGGACATACTAAATGTGTGTGACTTTGAGGCTAGGCTTCCAGACAACTTTGTTGCTATGAGAGAAGCTTGGATGATGACAGAGATTCCTCAATATCCCTACCAAACAGCTAACTCATTTTATTCACAGGCTGCTGATCTTACAACTATTCAGGTGAGTCCTAGAACCACAGATAGAGCATGTACTAATTTAGATTGTACAGAACCTACATGTGATGGATCATGTATGCCTGAGATTATACAGACAGTGTACAAAACAAATAGTCAAGCAGCAAGAAGTTATGCTAGACAGTATTTGCTTAAACCAGGAAACATTTCTGCAAAAGCACAATGTAATCTTCCATATACAGAATCTTGGGCATTTGTTAACACACCTCCTCCAATAAATGAATTTACACCAGGATCTGCTGGATATGATTCATTTGATATTAGAGACAACAAGTTTGTCACTAATTTCAGAAATGGTGTTGTTAATATTATATTTTATGTTTCAGAATACGATGGACTAGGAAATCAAATGATTCCTGACAACTATCGTATCAGGGAATATATTGAGGCATTCATTAAATATAAAGTGTTTGAAACTCTATCTAATCAAATTAATGATGAGACATTCCAACAGATACAACAAAAGCTAGCCTATTATAAACAATTGTCAGATGAAGCATTTATTATGGCTGACATTGAAATCAAAAAGCAAGATCCTTGGACTAAACAAAGAAGGATTAAAAACGATCTTAACAGGTTTAATATGTATGAGCTTCCAAACAGAACCAATAGATATGGTTGGAGGAGAAATGGACAATAATGGCTGATCAACAACAATCAAACATAAAGCAAGAAGGTAATGTAGCTAGAACTGGCTTGAACATGGATCAAACATTGAACCAGGTTCAGCAAGGACAGCTTACATATGCTCTTAATGCTGCTGTAGAAAACTTTGACTCTAATTCTATTAACTATCAGAATGAGCCAGGGAATGAGCTATGTCTTAATTTCCCAGAAGACTATCATCTTATTGGGGAACATGCTATTCTTGAACAAAACAAACATATATTCTTCCTTACAAATCCTGATACAGGGGATAGTGAGATTGGATATATGGATAATAATGACTGCATCTATCATACATATATTAGTGGAACCTGTCTCAATTTTAATATAAACTATCCAATTCATAAAGCTGTACATAAAATAACCAACTGTACAACAGAAGTGTATTGGACAGATGGACTCAATCCACGTAGATATATTGATCTTAACAATCTTCCATATAAGATAAAGCCTGGAACAAATGTCTGTAATAATGAGACAGTTAAAGAACTAGACTGTAACAAGTTAAAGGTGCAGCCTAATTTTACAATTCCTGAGCTAACTATTGTAGATGTTGTAAATGGTGGTAATTTAATAGCTGGTACATACCAGTTTGCTATTCAATATTGTGATGCTGCAGGTGATGCATATACATCATATTATTCTGTAACAAATCCTACACCAATCGCTATTACAACAATTACAACACCAGATTTTAACTATCCTGTAGGAAGATCTATTGTAGTGAATATTACAAATATAGATGTTACAGGATATTTTAAGTATTATAATGTTGCTGTAATTAAAACAGTGAATGACATTACATCTGTAGAACTTGTAGGTACATATTTTATAGATGATAATTTTAACCAGATAACATATAGTGGTCAGAACCAAACACAGATTAGGCTAACTATTAATGACATATTTGAGAAGTTTCCTTATTATGAAATAGCTCAAGACTTAACAGCTGTACAGGATGTTCTTGTTTGGGATAACATTACATCCATAGATAGGATTAACTATCAACAGATAGCAAATCAAATAGCTCTTCAGTGGCAAACATACAAGCTTCCAGCTGATGAAAACTATGCTAATCCAATGAATGCTACAAACTTAAGAGGCTATCTCAGAGATGAGGTGTATGCTTTTGAGATTGTGTTTTTGTTGAATAATGGTAAGCAAACAGATGGTTTTCACATCCCTGGAAGGGTTGCTACACCAAATGATCTCACTGTTGTAAACAGACTTACAAATGATGATTTTATAGGAGATGAAAACACTGCTCCTTATTGGAAGATTTACAATACAGCTTCTGTAACAGCAGATGCTACAGGAGATCCTATTGGTAATGCCACTCCATATCAATATGGGGAGTTTGCTTATTGGGAATCTACAGATGTCTATCCATGTAATACAGCTGTATGGGGTGCCCTTGCTGATCAACCAATTAGACACCACAAGTTCCCTGATGTTCTTGTAAGTCCTATATTTGAAAGTGCCACTCCTACAATTGGATATAATGGAAAATATACAAATCTTGTAATGAAAGATCAAATCATCTATCCAATAGGAGTGAGGATAGATGTTGAGAATGTATATAGACTAATAACAGAATCAGGTCTTACACAAGATCAAAAAGATAGTATAGTTGGATTTAAAATAGTTAGAGGAAATAGAAGTACAAACACATCAATTGTAGCTAAGGGTATTCTTAGAAATGTTGGTGAATATGAAAGAGAAGGAACATCATATTATTTCCCTAACTATCCATATAATGACCTAAGAGTTGATCCATTCCTTCTTACAAATAATAATGCATTTGATGCTGTATGTAGACAATATGAAATAGTAGTGAGTGCTGCTACAACAACATTAACATATTATAGTTGTGATACAGGACTACCAATAACAGAAACTGTAACAATTGGACAGAGGGTGAATGTTTGTTCTACAACATTTCCAACTCTATCACATTCTACAGATGGCACCATCACTGCAACTAATTACAGTACATGGGATCTTTGTACAAATGCACTTGCTGCTGGAAATAGATTTTCTTACATCCCTCCTACAACAGGTGTTCAAACATTAATATGGGTTTCTGGTGAAATTGAACAACATTGTATTCAAGTTGATTCTATTACAAAACCTGTACATGTAGAGGGAAATAATAAATATCAAATCAATTTCATAGCTGAACACACAGGAAACTTAAATTGTACTGTAAGTGTTGATCAGTTAGATGCGTTTAATAATACAAAGTCTCCATATAGATTTGTATTTAACTCTCCAGAGACATCATTTGGAAAACCTTTCCTTGGAAGTATTCTTAAACTTGAGAGTGCAATATATGGTGGAGGACATGCTCATTTTGTACAAGTGCAGAAGAATGCAATGTATAAACTTATAAGTAAAGAAGCTCAAGAAGATGCACTACAATCAAGTAATAAAATTGCAGGAATAACTACACCATTTAGTGCAACAGCAATGTTCACTGCCTATCAGGCATATTTACAGATTTATATAAATGGCATCACTAGAAGAAACTATGCTAGATCATACAACTCAATAGCTAAATATAACTATTGGGCACCTATAGCAAATGGTTTAGGAGTTAAACAAAGAGATCTTCAATTATACCAATATCTCATCCCTGGAGTGCAGAACGTTGGTGATGACTTAAACATAAACAATTTTAATAGGGAATCATCTGTTTATTTAAAAACAATTAATACAAAAGAAGGATCTTCTATAAGTAGTCTTCCCTATCCTAATAAAACTCCAAGTCTGCTAGCAGGAACAATTCCTCTTATAGATGATGAGTCTAGATTTACACTTTCTGATCAATCAAACTGTCTAACTCCAGAGAACGAGTTTGATATATCCACTGTAACGTATTATGCTTCATTAAAGAATATAGCTAGGAATCAATGGGGACAAATATATTCTTATGAAACAATTGATACAGGATTTCAAAATTTAAGAGTTGAAACAGCAAGTGTTCAAACAATATTTGGAGGAGATACATTCATTAATAAGTTCTCTTTCAAGACAAAACTTCCATTCTTTATTGATAATAGAGTGGGAGCTCCTGATGATTCAGACATATTCTATGATGAAATAGGTAATGTAGCCTATCCTAAATATTGGCACTCAGCTAGATCTATTCTATATGATTATGCTGTAGAAAACACAACAGCTGTTCCTGATCCAGTGATGAAAAACATTATTTCAATCAAGGCTCACAACTTTGATTGCTTTAATAGTCAGGCTGTAGGTAGTCCTGGAAGAACATTCTATGATGGTAGTTTCTATTTATTTGCTTATGGTATTCCTACATTCTATTGTGAAACAGCAGTGAATGTAGATCTACGTCAGGCATTTAATAATAGAGAAGGAGATTTCTTTCCACACGTGAGCACAGGTATTCCTGATCAATGGTTCCAAGAAAGTTATGTACCTATTGCACAGGATAATACATACTATTATAATGTAACATTCTCTAAACAGAACAAAGAGAACTATTTTTCTCATTTGCCTGTAGATTGGAACGGTAATCAATGTTACACTAATTTCCCATTCAGAGCAATATATTCTGATAGACAACAGAGCTATACAGATAATAGAATTAACAGCTGGCTCATCTATCGTCCTATTAGCTTCTTTGATTTCCCTCAAAACTACGGAAAGCTTACAAGCTTAGATGGTATTCAGAACAGAGCTGTTTTAGCTAGATTTGAGAACAAGAGTTTATTATACAACACTCTCCTAACTGTTGAAACAAGCAATCCTCAAGCTGCCTATTTAGGAAATGATAGCTTATTTAGAAGTGCTCCTCCAATAGACTTTGCAGAAACAGATCTTGGATATGTAGGAGCTCAAAACAAAATGCTTCTTAAAATTCCTCAAGGACAAATCACTGTAGATGCTAAAAGAGGACAGGTGTTCCTCATAGCTGGAAACCAAGCACAAGATTTGTCAGCACTTGGATCTGGACTAACTAGGTTCTTTACAGACCATTTAGCATTTGAAATCCTAAGATATTTCCCAGATGTAAACACAGATAACCACTTCAATGGAATAGGACTACATGGTGTATATGATTCCAAATATGATAGGGTGATCATTTCCAAGCTAGACTATATTCCTCAAAACTCTAGTGTTTTATATGATTCTGCTCTACAACAGTTTTATGTAAACAGAACTCTAGGTGAAACAATATTAAGAGAATATGTAGATTTAAATGATGTAGAATATTTCTGTAACAAGTCTTGGACTCTCTCATTTAACGTAAACACAAGAACTTGGGTGAGCTTCCATAGCTACATTCCTAATTTCTATATAGCTGAAAATAACTTCTTCTATTCTGGATTGAATAGTGGATGTGACTTAGAAGCAATAGCTGCTGAAGAAATAGCTGTCCTAGATTGTAACTTTGGAGGAACAGCTATTCCTGAACCAGAAGCAACAACAACAACCACCACCACTGCATATGTTTTAAAATGTAACTTTGGTGGAACAGCAAAACCTCTATAACTTAATACACGGATTATATGTCAAAAGTAGTAAAAGTAACGTTAACAACAATTGGAGCTGATGCAGGTCCATTTAGCATTTATCAGGATTCTGATTCATATTCAGCTCCTGTTGCAACAGGTTTGTCTAAAACTGTTATGGCAGCAGGATATAACGTAACACTTAATAGTGCAGCCACTATGGTGAAGGTGGTTTCCACTGGTGTATGTAGCACTTATGAATATATACCAATTAGTAACACCACTACATCTACCACCACTAGTACATCCACTAGTACATCTACAACAACATCAACATCTTCAACTACCACCACAACAACTAGCTCTGCTCCTGAGTGGTATCAGTTTACAGATTGTTTTAATGGAGAGGTTAACTATTCTCAGCAATATCCTGGAAACACATTCAATGTTAATGATACAGTGTCAAGATCAGGATATGATGCTAACTTTTATGTATATAGAATTACAGCAGTGTATACAACTAATCCTGCACCATTTCCTCTTCCCACTCCACCACCAAACTATAATCAATCAATAAGTGCAGTTGTTAATCCAATTACAAGTGCTCAATTAACAGGATGCCCTGTTCTTGTGGAAATAAGTCTAGAGCCAGGATATTATGGAGATTTACCAACCCCAGGATATTATGTACGTGGTGAATTCACCAATCCAGGAGTTGGTATTGGAGCACCTGCGTTAGGATTTACAGGACAAGTGAGTATCTACCCAACAAATGGTTGTGTTGGTTCTCCTACAGTTTACAACTTTAATCCTGGTGGAACAAATGCCATCACTCTTGAAAATCCAGGATATACAACACAATTAAGTTGCAGTCCTGTTTTTGCTACAGGAGATGGATCACTTAGTAAATGTAAGATAACAAAATTTAGTGTACTAACTGGAGCTGTAACATCAAGAGATGGTAGCGATTGTCCTAATGATTATTCTACAGCAACAACAATTATATTAAACGCAATGTCAAATAACTATCCTTCTGTACCATCATATAGGTTTAGGATATTTAGTGGTAGTCAATATATATATTATCAAATCACTGGATGTTTCAACTGTCCGTTATAATAACCTGTGAATGAATAAGACAATTGTAATAAAGCTTAAAGCAGCTGGTAACAGATTAAGTAGGTTCTCCATCTATGATGATAGGGGAAATTTACTTGCGGCTGATGTACCTAAGAGTGAGCTTATTTCTGGGCTTGCTGTTGTTATTGATGATACAGTGACTGTTGTTATAATTAAATCAGAAGGAAAGAATTGTTGTGGCAAGTTTTGGAATATTCCTGTTACAACAATTAAGAAATATGAACTAGCAGCAATACAATATAAAGAACAGAACACAGCATCTCTTTGGAGACATCTTAGTAATCCTATAATATATAACACATATTACGGATGTACAGAACCATATGTTATTGAATATCCATTTGCCTATCAGTATTATGATGAGATTCTTCAGAATGTAAAGGATTATACAAAGGCTTATAAATATCTTCCTACAGATGATGGCATATTTAACTACAATAGAAGACTAGCTATTGATGGATATTTTAATAAGGCTATTCTTTATAATGATCAACAGAGTACAGGAATCCTTGAGCTTGTTGCTAAACCAATGCACAATCTAAAGGAATACTTGAAATATCCTATATACAACACTGATAGTAAGACAATTACATACACCAAATCAGATAATTTCTATCAATATAACACCTTCTGGGGACTGGTTAAAGATAAATCTCTACCTTTGTTTACAAAGAGCTGTGAGTCTTTGTCTATTGATAAATTGGTTAACCAGCTTAACATGGACTATGGCAAGAGATCCTTTAAGAAGGAACCTCTTAGAGCTAAGGATTTAAAGGTGAGACATATTCTTGACTCGCACAGTGACGTGCATCTAGTTAGCCAATTTATCTATGCTCCTTCCCAAATTAGTTATAAATAAATTTGGAAATATCAAAAAGTCTCCTTACCTTTATGTCTTTAAAATAGGTAACATGAGACAGAAAATAGAATACAAAACAGGAGATACATTAGGTAACTGCATCTTTTTAGAAGAAAAACCTACAAAAGTTATAGGTAAAAGTGGAACTAGAAAAAGAATGGGATTGTTCAAATGTGAGTGTGGTAATGATTTTGAAGCAATTATACTACAAGTTAAGAATGGTAACACTAAATCCTGTGGATGTCTTAGAGATAGTAAGATAAAAAAACAAGGATTTAAAAATGCTATTCATGGTCAAAGAAATCATCCTCTGTATAAAATGTGGCAAGGTATGATTAGACGATGTAATGATCCTAAAGATTTTGGATATTATAACTATGGGGGCAGAGGAATTCAGGTATGTGATAGGTGGAAAGACATTAATCTTTTTATAAAAGATATGTATCCTTTGTATAATATTGGTTTAGAGCTAGATAGAATTGATGTAAATGGAAATTATGAACCAAGTAATTGTAGATGGGTTACTAGAAAACAGAACATGAATAACATGAGAAGAAATAGAATAGTTGAATATAATGGAGTGAAAAAGACCGTTAGTGAATGGTCTGATGAACTTGGTATTCCTTACAAACGACTATTAGCAAGATTAAATAATTGGGACACTGAGAAGTCCTTTACTTATCATAGATATCAACATGGCTAAGAAACTTACACAAGCAAAAGCAGAAGAAATGCTTCATAATCCTCCTCATGGGAAACCTCTTACAGATAAACAGAGGAAGTTCTTTGGAGCTGTTGCTAGTGGTGCTCCTGTTAAGCTTGAACATGGTGGAAAGATGATTACATGCCCTAATTGTGGACACTCCTGGGATAAATCAACATCCACTGGTAAAGATGCACATGTATGTCATATATGTGGTAAGGGAAATGTTCCTACAGCTCAAGATGGTGCTACAACAAAAATCACTCCTGAGATGATAAAGGGATGGGGAGAATATCGTAATTATTTAAGTGAACAAGGGTTATATGGTGATCCAAGACTGAACACTGCTTTTGGTAAAAAGACATTTGTTGACTGGGCAACTAAAAATCCAAATTACGGAGTTAACTGGGAAACACTTCCTATAATTGGTGAAGAACTTGCTGCACATAAGCAAAAAGTTAAAGAAGCTGTTGCAAGGGGTAAAGTTTCTTTAAGTACACCTATTTCAGAATTTAATGCTACAGATGTAACTAATGCTAAATCAAAAAATCCTTGGTGGCCAGGAACAGAGTTTACATCTCAAGAGTTTGCTGACTATGTAGAAAAGGTAAAAGATTCTTCAGGAAAGGTTATAAAAGAAAAAAACTATGGTGTACTTCCTTCTACAGAAACTTATGATAAGAATAGACTTAATGTAGATAAAAAAGATATTCCTGTAAAAATTGTTAAATCTATTGCTAAACAAAAAGATGGTGGATGGTTAGATAAGTATGAAGACGGTGGTGAAGAATATCTAGGAACCACAAATAAAGGATTTAATTACAATGGTGCATGGGGTGGTACAATGGCAATGGGTGGATCTATGCCTGGTGCTGTAGGATTCACATACGCACGCACAGGGAGCATTCCTGATAATGGTCCTTATGCTAAGAAGACAATGGCTAGTGCTCAGAATGGAATGGAAATGAAATTCTACCAAGAAGGACTAGATTGGAAACCAAAGAGTATTAGTAAGAATGGTTCTGTAATAAAAGATGACAGAGGACAATGGGCACATCCTGGAGAGATAACGGAAATAGGTTCTCCATATATAACAATGGAGGGTGTACCATATCCTGTTCTTGGTGTTTCTGACACAGGACATACACAGATGATGTATCCTGGAGAAGATTATAAATTCAAAGGAAAGAAGGTTACAGAATACCCTGTTACTAAAAACTGGTTAGAGAAATATAAATAAAACCCTGTACAACAATACGTTATGAAAAAAGACATTCTAAAAATTGCTGGTGTTAAATCTGAGAAGGAGTTTTACAAGAAATATCCTACAGAGGTAGCATTCATGAAAGCTCATAAGAAAGAATTTAAGAAAGCTGCTATGGGTGCTGCTATGGTTAATAAACAATTAACACAGCTTACAGATTTCTCTAACCCCCCACAAGCTCAGGATGGTAAAGTTCTTTGGCATCCAGAA